AGTGTCAAGAACTTCTTTCCACCAGAGCCACGAGACTCATTCTCTACTTTATTCTTTAGGTTTGCAAGTGTGTTATATACAGTCATGATATTTTCTCCTTAGTTTGAAATAACCAATCAAGGTAGTTTACCTTGTTGTTTATGCTGTGTGTAATTTGTTGTTCCGTCATTTCTCCCGGGTCTTTGATTCCAGACGGATATGGAACAATCCAAAGATCTTTTCGGGGATTACCCTCCATTATAGCACGCATAGCAGAATGTCCAGCCTCATCGTTGTCAAAAAATAAGACTAAACTATCAAAGTGCCTATTGAGGATTTCGTGATGCTCTTTTGGGATAGAGGCACCAAGAGTTGCTACTACATTCGGGAATCCGGCCTGATGCACTCTAATCGCATCTAAACTTCCCTCAGTTAAAATTACCTCGCTATATGCTTTGGCATTTTGTAGATTAAACAAAGTAGAGCGTCTAGGGAACTTATCTGAATAGAGATATTTAGGGAACTGTGAAGACGATGTTCCTCTTCCAATAAACCCCACTACAGAATAGTACTCGTCTCTAGCTGGGATTACTATCCTGTTTTGACTGTTCGAATATCCAACTCCGAAATGTTTTAATACATCTAAGTGGAATCCTCTATCTATCAGGTACGATAGCTTAGATAAGCATTCTTCTTCATTGTCGTAATCAATAAGAATACGATCTAATGCCTCATCCCAATTCTGGGCTATATCAACAACGATATCATCATCTTTAAGCATGCCAAGCAAGTCGTCGCTAGAATAACTTGGGGCATGGTTCCAAGCAATCTCTTCTCCAGCCAATTCTTTTGCCAGCGTCACAAAAGACCCCTTGCGAGCGCATGATGGATTGAAGCAATGCCATAGCCCAGTTTTCTTATTTACATAGAAAGCTGGGCTAGAGGTGTTGGAGTGAAATGGGCAATAACAGGCATACTCGTCTGGCAACTCGCTGACTACAGTCAGATACTGATTGACAAACATGTCAATAGTTTTGCTATTATTTAAACCAAAAATGGAGTTCAAAGTGAAATGTCCCCTCTGTGGTCATATCCCAGTATAATTTACTTCGAGCAAACGGTCTTATTGTGTCTGTAACAAAGGCTTCAATATGACTACGCTGCCTTATGATAGTTTCTTGGTCTTTAGCTTCCCCGTCAATAATATGGTCTGCTGGTCTATCTTCATCAGGCATCAAACAATTCTTTTCGCTTACCGGTGTCCAAGTCCCACTCAAGATAGAAAGCAAAAGGATGACCTCTTCTAACTTTACGGCTAACCACTTCAAAAAGTTGCGACTCTGCATTTCGATGAACGGCCATAACTAAATCTGCATCATAAGCAAGTTGCTTACTCCATGCTACCTCAGCTAATGCCGGTGCCCTTTCTCCATGATTGGCATCCATAGTTACAGCAGCAATATCGATTACAGGAATATTGTGACGTACTGCTATACGCTTGAAATCTTTGGAAAGGTTCTTTGCCCTTTCCGTTTCCGTACCGCCCTTTTTAGCATCATCGAATAAACCATGATAGTCTAATATTAGCAGGTCTGGATTATACTGCTCAACTTTAGCCTCAACTACATTCTGATTGGCTGCTTCAATGCCATCAGATGTAACTAGATGAATTGGTGGCTTGTCCTTAAATGTCCTAGCAGCCCACTCATTGTATGCTTCAGGATTGACCCCACGACCAAACATCAAGTCAGAGTTTCTAAATGTTTCACCTTGATTCAAGATAGTGTCAAAACGATATCCTTCTTGCTCCTTATTCATCTCTAACGAGATAATCAAAGGACTGTACCCAGCCTGCCATGCATTGGCAGCAAATAGACGAGCCAGCCAACTCTTACCGCTACCTGTCCATCCTAGAATGACAATAAAGTCACCTTTCTGCCAGCCACCAAAGTGCTTGTCTATTACACTAAAGCCTGTAGGAATTCCCATGATGTTCTTAGTAGGGTCGTCGTGACGTTCTTTATAGTCTCCAACCCTATCCGCAAAATCTCCAGCTAGGTTAGTGTCCTTGAGGGCACCCGTATTCTTCATAAGCCTGAGGCTATTCATTGCAACAAAGTTCAAAGCAGCATTAGGGCCACTATCTCTAAGAATCTGAATGGTGTCGTGAAGAGTTGTCCTTACATTCTCAGAAAGAGCATGCTTCCTAGCTTCATCGACATAGAACTGTAGCGGAGCACTGGTTGTATCAATAAACTCAAACTCACGAAACTGATTCTTTACAATAGCCTTAGTTGGAAGCTTGGAATACTTAGAATAGTATCCGTGGATAAATTCCCAAATATCTTTATGGTCAACAAATGACTCATCTACATTCTGCTCAACTGCGGAGATAATGCTCTCTGCGTCAATCAGACTATTCAATAAACTCATTTCATAGTTAATTAGAATCACCATCCATACGGGTTTTAGTCTCTTGGACTAGGCGACGGAACTCGTCACGATCTTTGTTCTCCAGATTAATTTCTTCTACAATCGACCCAAGTTTTACAACAAAGTCGTGCAAGAAAATAACCGGCTGCTTTTCTCTAGAAACAAATCGGTCTATAGCCGCCTTGCAAGTTTCCTCCCCACCCTTGCTGGTAAAGAAATTAACTATTCGCTTGGCATTGGACTCGTCTTTGTCAGTCTGAAAGTATATTTTCTGAGATTTCTCTACGGAGGTTTCGAAGTACGATATTAGGATTTCTCCAGTTAGAGTCATTTACATCACTTATCCTTCGCCATGAGGCAATCAGTCTATCATATTGGGAGTACCCCCCAGCAACACACGATATATCAAAGTATTGCTCAAGGCAAGGAACTCTGACAGGGCAGCGGGCACAAATGGCTTTAGCTTTTATGACATCAGATGATTCATATGATATGAATAACTTATGACTTTCATCTATGCAAGCGGACTGCGCCATCCACTTTACGTTACTTAGCAGACCCACTAGATAGTTCCCCGTCTAGCTCTGCAAGTCTACGTTCGACCTCAGACTCTACTTTAACCCACGCAGCAGACCACTCGTCATCAGACATTACGTCGTCAGAGTCTACAGTGATTCCTGCGTCAATACGCAGAGATTGATAGTTGCCTAGGTTTCTAGTCAACCCGACTGTTACATTGATAGTGCCTTTTTTGCTCATTTTTTCTCCTGTGTTAGTTTGTCTTTTTGGATTTGGTCAAAAGCTTTAGCGCAATACTCAGCGCTAATCTCCGAGCCTATGTAACTCCTGCCTAGCATAGCACATGCTCTTGCAGTTGTGCCACTTCCCATAAACGGGTCGTAAACAATATCTCCTGGATTAGACCAAGACCGAATGTGATCGGAGGCTAACAGGAGAGGAAAGGGCGCTGGATGTTTTACCCCATTAAAACTAGTAGTATATTTCCAGATATTGTTTCGAGGGGAGAAATCTGGAACTGGGTTCTTTAAGATTCCTGAAAAGTCTTTATGTCCAGCCCACTTGTTTGGCTTATCCACAATTAAGTTAATAGAGCGAGGTCGTCCTTTAGAAAAAACGAACATATATTCGAATATCTGAGAATATCTAACGCTCTTGACATTCGATGGGTACGTTGAACTATTTTTTTCATATATCATCGTATCGTGCAGATGAAATCCGCACTCCATGAACTTTAGAGCCTGTCGAAAGCTAGACCCGGTTTCGGAGCCTTTGATGGTGGCATCGCCTACTACCCATACAACCACACCACCATCATTGACGACTCTATAAAGTTCTTCAATTATTAAGTCAGAGTTAAATTCATAACCATTGTACTCACGCAAATTATCATACGGAGGACTTGTTACAACCAAGTCAATATATTCATTATCCATATTTGCCATTGTGTCTAGGCAGTTTTCATTATAGATACAATCTAAAATCATCTATGCTCCAACATTTTTTATTTTTTGAAACCTTGCATTAATTTTTTTTATTGCTTCCACCTGATTTACACTAGAAAAATTCTTTGGCCTTCCAGACTTGTTCCTCATAGCAAAAATTTCTAACAAATCATATATGTCTTTCAATGTATATATGCGAATAGAAGAAGAATGCTCTTCATTAAGAAATACTTTTCTGGCTTTTGGTATAACTCCAGTTAGCTCATATTTTCGAATAGTGTCAGGCTTCTTATCTAAAATTCTTGCAACTTCTCCTATCCTAAAAATAGGAGTTAAATAGTAAATAGCTGTATCATACTCAATAACGTCTTTATCAAATTTAGAATAATCAAATATATTAATTATATTCTCGCGTTTGACAATAGAAATTATGCGAATTAAATCATTTTTGTCATTAAAAAATAATCTATTTTTGATTATTTTAACTTGATTTCTTTTTTCTAATAACATTCATAATCTCTTTAAGCAAGTGTTGATATTCTTTATAAGTACAACGACTACGTTTTCCGCACATTGTACATACGAGCTCTACTTTTTTAATCTTTTTAATGCTGTTAAGCGATTCTGGCTCCCAATAGACTTCATCGAAAAAAACTCGACCGTCACATCTTTTACACCAAAAACCACCAAACCGTTGCAACGAACTACGCCTAGCCTAATACCTTCATAGATGAAAGGCTGTCATTGGTGCTGGTGCCAGCAAACCAAGTAGAGTACAAAGCCTGCGATGAAGCCCATACAATAGCAAAGTTGGAAACCACATCACTCAACGAATTTAGCGTACCGCCTAGAAAGGCTCCGGCAAGAGCAATCACTAGGCAAAATGCCATAGAGAATGCCACTTTAACATTGCTTGACCATGAGTTTCCTTTTAGGAAAGAAACTAACGGAGTGGCAATCATACCAGCAACAATTAGTAAAAACATACTTGAATTATCCATATTTCTCCTTTAATTTATATTACAACCTATAATGTATTTATAGGAATATTTAGTACGGCGCTACCAGCCTTCGCTGGCTCTATCTCCAGAATAGATGCCTGCCTCAAGGGTGACACCGTGTTCCCGAGTAATTACTGCAAACGCCTGGATAGGTTCCTCGTAAGCAAAATTATTCAAGAATGCGTACTCGTCTAAACCTTTCATAGAACCATTGACAGTAACCTTGCCGGTGCGAGTATAGGAATGAAAATGCCCAACCCACATATGATCGTGCTCATCACCCATCGAAGCATTACGCTTACGCTTGCGTGCATCAAAGATAGAGGCGGGGTTAACTAGACCAGCTAGGCCCCCTCCGCCTTTCATTTGATCGCCATGAGTTATAAGCATCCTACGTCCATAAATCTCTACATAAGCATCAGCACACAGAGGAATATTCCAAGAGAATCTCTTGTCAGATTTAAGGTGACGCTGAATCATCAAAGCCAGCAGATGGTCCCAAGAATCTTCAGTGCGTCCCTTCATTCGGGGCTTCAGCGATAGTCGCCCATGGTTTCCCACAACTGACACCACATGAGTCGGGCCATAGGCATCAGCGATTGTTTCTAAAAACTTGGCTAGATGGTCTACCCAAAAATCTACGGTTGGTATCATTGAAGATTCTTCATTGAATACAGTATCGTCATGAAGACTACCCGCTACCATATCTCCACCAAGAATTACTATAGCGCCCTCATACTCAAACCCACCCATAAGGTTCTTACCCATGTTTACCGCCCCATCAGCGGTCTTCTGAAGGCGCTTCAAGGCAATATCTCGGTTGTAGGCATTCATGCCACCAACCTCCGATGGCTTAGTTATCTCATCAAGGTGCAAATCTGAGAGCATAATTAGAGCTGTAGCGGCACCCTTTCGGCGCGGTTTTGATTTAGACCAAGGAGCACTTTCTACAGATAGCTTGCTAGCCTTCAATAGTATTTCGTTAGCGGCTTTATACTTTAGAGCATCTTGTTCTGCTACCCTGTGTGCCTGTCGTGCAATGCTTCTCTCACTTCTTGCTGCCATCAATTCTCGTTCTAATCTGACAGCTCGTTTCTCTAAGGTTAAATCCTCTGTCTCTGTCATATATGCACCTTTGGGCTTGGAGGTAGGAATGCCAAACTTTACTCTAGCATCTGCAATGGTCCTTCTTGCTACAAGAATTCCACGATCTTTAAAGTACTTAACCACATCTAAATCTGTATTAATCTCAGGAAGGGCATAAATGTCCCTTAGCGTTTCTTCTATTAGCCACGGTTGCGTAGTCATAATATCTTATTCAACATCCTTTTTTTTAAACTTGCCCGATGGGTCCCTCTTTGGAGAACCCTCTTTTTTTCTTTTTTCTCGACTTTTGGCTCTTTGAGATGCCTTGCGCTCTAATGATAGCACCTTTCCCTCTCCATGTAAAGAGGAATGCTCACTTCTATCAGTTAAAAAAAGGTTCTCTATGCGATTATCCATTTTAACTTCATTAACGTGATGAACAGACTCCCAAGGTTCCAGATATCTGCCAAAAAATTGTTCCAACACAAGACGATGCTCATATATATATCCATGATTTTCATAAGGATGGTCTGGGCGCAGTACTCGGATATATCCTTTTTCATCGGCGTACTTGCCACCCGTAAAGTTTGGATTATTTGCACCGGCTATAGAGCTTGATGCCCACTTAATGTCTTTTCTTTGAGATATAAGACCAGCCATATTATACCTCGTAGGCTATACCTTGTTCTCCATACAGAACTTCAACATTCAATTCTTTCTCCAGCAGATTTTCGGCAGTTACACCAGGAACTCCACCTTGACCAGCAAACTGAACCATCAAGTATGATGTACGGTTTGTATCGTCATTTGGAGCTATTAGATTTGAAATTGTTTTATAGTCATTGGCAGCTGGAGTACTTGGATTATCGGCAAAGGCGTTCAATGCAGTAACTCCATTATTGTTATATGAATACAACCTTGGAGAGCCATACCCCATAGCCGTTGAAGAAGCCGACCTAGCGTTCATTACAATTCTACCATAAAAACGATCAGCGCTTGACAGTAAATCATAGTTATTATTAGCAACATATGTATAAACATCCCAAGCAATAGAATCGCCCTTATCAAGCCACTTATAGCCCGTAGCAGCAACTGGAACAGAATATCCAGAACCAGCAAAAGTTGCTCTAGCGATGACTGAGGCTAACGCAGGACTGTTCCTTTCTTGCGCCACATCGAACAAACTTTCATTGGTTACCGGACTGTAAGTAGCATTAAAAGGAATAGAGCGAGAGTGTCTAGATGTTATAACAAAATAAAAACCATCCAAATATAGCAAGTTAGCCCTAGCCGTACCATCTGCGGCTAGGGCAGTATTGCTTCCATCAATATTAGTAGTATCTTGCCTAGCTGACGGACAAGAAAAATGGGCTTTATACCATCCAGTATATGGAGCAATAAAAGCATCTATTCCAAGCTCAGGAATTCTTGTAGGAACATTTCCTGGCATGGATTCAAAGCGATTAGTCATAAGAGACATAGCAACAATAGGGCCAGAAGAATTAGCGCACATAAGATAATTATCTTTATCGTTCTCAACCATCTGGTTTAATGAAGCAGAGGCAAGAGGAGTATTCGGAGCCCAAGACATAGATTTATACATTATGGCCTCTCCAATGCGCTAGCGTCATATGGGTTATTTTCATAGACTTCAAACATAGGAGATATAGAGTTGTCATCCAAGACTCCAGGCTCAACCCCGGCAGGCTTCTCGCAAGGGCCGCAGTCCTCAACTGAGATGTAGCCATTAAACTGCTTGATGGCTTCCAAATCTCTTATCCCTCCAACGCCATTGAAGTATTGCTGAGGGAGCCCGAAGGGCGGAGCAGCGGAACTCCTTAAGTCCATAGCCTCAGGAGGAACCACCCCACCAAAGGCAACCATGGGACGAAACTGAACCTGCAAAACAGCAGCTCCACTAGTCTTTGCAGCAATAGCACGAACCGCATGGCACGAACTAGGAACAGATCCTTTAGCAGATGAGTCCCCCCAAGACCATATATTTACATCAGTATTATTCTCAACATCTCTATGGAGCACGTACTTACCCAAAGAGCCAGCATCAACTACTCCACCCATCTGGTAATCTGCATCGACTAGATTGGTCCAGTACAATAAATCGTGACGATGAGTAAGATCTCTTACTCTAATTTCCATGCGTCCAGTTTGCCCAGTTGCAGCCGTAGACCCAGTAAGGTTAGAAGCCCACACATAATCTATGTGTAGCATTATCTTATAGTATCGATTAGACTCAAAGTTTACAGTCAAATTAGAACCCGCTGGCTGACTGAATGTCATAGGAATCCAATCAATAGTATTGTGCTGAGTATAGCCAGCTCCAATAGTATAAGAATAATTAGCATCTGTAGTTTTCATGTTATTCGCAATACCCAGAGCAATAACACCCTTGGCGTTCATCTCTAAGCCATCTCGTATTGCATCGTCGTTGTCGCTCATGTTCTGGAGCAATCTATAGTCTGCCTTGGCAAAACTAGCAATATTAGGCTGTTGTATTTGCATCTAAATTCCTCCCCTTATAACGCCGTTTTCTTTAAGAGCAATAATGCCCTTAGTTGAGCCACAATCAGTGGCAATGAACTGCGCTGTAGGTACTGCTCCGGCATAATAAAAATCAAATGGCCTGGTTCCAGCGAAAGTTGTAATTGACGTATCTGGCTCTCCAGTATAGGCTCCATTAGCATCGGTATATTTAACTGTCTTGCTATAGGTAGAAGTAAACTCTGATAAATAATATCTCCTGCCCGAGTTGACAGTTGCAGGAGTAACCGCTGGATACATTGTAGTATAGTATTGCTGGTCTGGCTCATACACAACTGGGACTTCAGTTGCTCCAGGGACAGTAGTCCTATTCTGTTCCCATATTTCCATTTTCAACTCGTTACCGGCAACTGCAGTCGATGAAGCAGTCTGCGCTTTCCACATGACCTCATAAAGATGGGGCCCAGGAGATGGGTCTATATCATAACAATCATAATAAACTGAATGCATAGATTGAGTATTGGGCTGACTACTCCACAAATCTGTACCAGACTCTGCAGTAATTTGCTCACCATCTCTAGTGATAATAAATCCATCAATTGTCCAGTTTGCCATAGAAGTAGAAGATCCAGTTGGATTGCTATGTACAAATAAAGGCACATACAGCTCTAGATGCACTACTCTAGCGGGTTCCACGTTTATATTAATAGACAAACCATTTGGATTAATTTCCCAGTTATCGATGACCCGAACATAATCTTTCAATCTGGCTACTGTATTTTTAGATTCACCGGCAACAGCGCTCATGCCAAGATTTGCAGGACTAGGATTGGCACGATTAGTGTCCCTATATCCTTTAGTTCCAGTATTAGAAGCATACATAGTTAACTCACTGTAGCCAATGATTCCTCTAGGTCTGATATCAATTTCATCTACAATGGTTTGATCGTTCTGAGCCATGGACTGCATCTTGTCAATAGACAGTGGCTCTGAAGCCCATGTAACTTTTTGATATAACTCCATTATGAAACCTTCCGAAGTGTCATTGTTTGCTGAATTCCTCCATCGTATGACATGTTAATGGACATAATCCAATATTCGTTATTTGATATTGAAATTCCTTGTAATGATTGTATTTTAATTCTATCACCTAATTGAAGGTGAGGTATGCCCATTGTGCTAATTTCTAGCACTGGGCAGGGGATGGAATATTTAGCGAGTAAAAACTGGGCTAAATCTTGCGCATAGGCGGCATCTTGAATTAGTGGATTGTCAATTTCAAGTATTTTTTCCCCATACTTACGAATGTTGTCTTTATAATCTGACGAAACTTCCACAACCAACTGCTTTCCAGTCTCACTCAAGCTGGCGGATACTCCAGCCACCTCAAAAGCATTATTTAATTTAGTAACAGGGTTGGTTCCAGACAGTACAATATATCTATCTGAGACTTTAGCTAAATCAGTAGCAAAAGCTCTAAGATATCCTCTTTGTCCATTAAATCTCCAATTAGACAAAGAAACGGTTTTGTCAAAAATATCTGACGTTAGATATGGATATTTAACGAAATAAACCGGCTGACTAGACCACTCAAGATTATATTCACGAGCCTCAGAAACAACTGAACCTGCAGGATGATATGAAGCAGATGACCCCCAATATCCTCTCTGTAGCTCAAAAAGAGAACTTCCACTAGACTTATTGAACTTAATGAACTCATCATCTATCTTAACAACGCCACTCAACGGCCACAGCGGTTCATATATGCCAGCAGGATTGAGAGTCAAAGACAAAGATATTGTATCAGTACTAGAGGCGCTTATAGCGGAAGCCAATGGACATATGGCTAGGGACTCATTGGATGGAGCAGCCCAGATGACGCTCAAGTTAGAGCCATATTTAGATGGTGGATATATCTTGATTTTAACTTTATTGGTATGAAGCTCAACATTCTGGGACGCAGAGATAATATCTTGATCTTGATCTAAAGTATATTGAACAACGGAATGTTGGCTATCTAAAGCATCATCATATGACCTTCCATGCTCATAAACAAAATTGCCGTACTCATCGAAGAAGTACATTCCAATATCTGCGGTCGCTATCTTCAACATCTCAGCCCAATATGAATCTGCAGATGTCCCAATCGAAGTATATACATTTTGTCTAATGCCTTTTCCTCTAACGTAATGTCTGAGGAAACTTGCTGCAGTCATAAGTTTTTTATATATTGCAAGATTTGATATATAGCCACTAAATCCATTGGAACCAGCAACTCTATATCCTCCAATAATCAACTTAACCTGAGAAGCAGTGAGGGCAGCTGAAGAAGTTGCCCATGCATATGTTGAATAAAGCACACCATTAAGATAGATATTTAGAGTACAGGTACCGGAAGCAAAAGTAAACGTGAAGCCTAGATGATACCATGTGTCAATAGATAGAGACGCGTAGGCGGCTCCCTGAGTGGGAGTAATGGCTAGCGATGTTCCATCTGATATCTTATTTATTTCAAACTTAATTTTAGAGTCAGAATCAAGGAATAGTCTCCATCTTCCGGCTATATCCGTGGCGCCAAAATCTTCTCTAGACAATAGATACTGTTTGGATGCAACGGTAGTTGGTTTTATCCACATATCAATAGCAAGCGGCACAAACTGACTGACAGTCATTGGTAAGTCTGCGGTATAATTCATATAAGCAACATGACCTAATGTAGAATCAAATTTGGTAGAACGCTCCGCTTCAGATGATATGGGGCTTCCAAAGTTAGATACAACCTTATTGCTGTCAATAACTTCGCTATATCCATCTCCAGAGGTGCCCATACGGTATGTTAAATAATTTTTGTCACCAGCATAATCTTTAACTGCTAAGCAGCCACTAGGCTTCCAAGAATTAGAGGATAAAGGCGCATTTACCGAATGAGCAGTATAAGCATACATGTGATTTGTAAACTTAGTCATATTAGGAACCATATTTTGCTTAGTGTTGGCACCAGAACGATAGGCAAAACCAGTTTGCTTAAAGTCCTCATACTGAAAATATCTACCCTGGTTTAGAGGCCAGTAATATAGAAGTCTGCCGTTAGATTCAGGAGCAGTAGATGACGAATCATATCCTGCTTTAGAGTAGTGATTGTAAAGTTCAATAGCAGATAGTGCCCTATTATAAATAGCAATATGAGCAAAAGATACATCAGAGGCATATGTCGTAGCAGTCAGCGCTATTGACCCTATTCGCAATGAAGCAGGGGGAGTAGCCTGGGCCATATATATTCCAGAGTCTACGAAATTATTGGTATCGTCCATAGGAACTATTTTGCCGTTTATATAAAATTGAGCCTTAGCTCCCATGATTGTTATCGCAACATGACTCCAAGCATTTAATGGTAAAGCATTAGATATGTGACTAGTAAAAGTCTTGGCAAGTGCTGTAGTGTTATACACATTAAAAACTAAACGCCTACTCGAATCCATCGACAAGCTCCACTCTCTGTCGCCAACGACTGAAGATGTCTTGCCCAATAGAGGAGTTGCGACTGCATTAATAGGTTTTACCCAAAGCTCAGCAGTAAAAGCAATATTCCTAGATAGGACATTGGGAAACAAACTAAAGTTATATGGATAAGACGCTCTATTGCCATTTACAGTTCCTTCAAATGGATAGGAACTAGTATTTGGAATAGTAGCATACGATGTAGTATTAGTTGACTTAAACTTAATAGCCCTACTTGAGTCTTCACTTTTAATTGGTCCCTCTACTGATGTAAAACCAGATGAAGCCAGAAAACCATTTCTGTCATATCCCGAAATATCTCTAAGCAATGGCTGAGCGGCAGAGTAGGTTCCAGCATAAGAGTTAGTCGCATTTAACTTTAAGTCCATTGGGTAATAAGCAACTGGCGCTCCAGCAATAATCATGTTTTTATATATGTTGCTGCTATGGGCTCCATTGCGCTTATTGTTTATTGGAGAGTTCATATACTTACGGATTTGTGTCTGACTTCTTGAATTTCCCCATATCTTGATTTCCTTTAGAGAGCCAACAAATATTGATGAAGAGTTTAAGGTATGTGGAGCAGTAGCGACACCTGCAGATGCTGTACCTGGGGTAAATGCTGCGCCAATGAGCATTTGACCAGATGGTCTAAATCCAACAAAGCCGCCATATGAAGCAGTTGCATCTAATGTGCCGTCCAAATAGACTTGTACAGTAGCAGCCTGATTTACTGATGCAAGGCTTGGGTCTATAACTACAGCAATGTGATGCCAAATATTATCGGCAATAACGGAAGTAGACAGAGAGCCGACACCTAAGCTTGTTCCAGGCTCTCCAGTCATCATCCTCACTTCTATTTTTCCAAGTGAGCTTACACCAACATAAAATTCTGACGAGTATCTTTTGGTGGCAAAATTAACAATTGATTTGCCATATGCGGTAGAACCGCACTTAATCCAAAAGTCTAATGTCATCTCAGAAGATGGAAAATCATAGAACGTCTTTGGCAAAACTCTAGTGGCTGCGTATGTGGTATCTTTCTTGACTCCAAGTACATTGGTGCCAGAAGGTGCCATAAGTAAGTCACCAAATGGATGGCTATACATATAAAGATTGCCATCAAAGTTAAGAGCAAATGGCTCTAACTTAGTTTCATTAAACCGCCAATAGGCAGCTGGACTATCTTTTATCACTTCAGAATAATAGTTATTGTCTAAAACAACTTTGGATGATGGGACACCTGCTCTAAGTGCAAGTTCACCAATAGCTGAAGCTGCAGTAATTTCACTAGCTATGTATCCATCTACAACCATAGTATCTTGTAGTTTTGCACTAAAATCTCTACATTGAATAGCGGCAGTCATATTATCTGAAGATATGCCCCAAGTGTCAGAATAGAAAATTCCCTGTTGAATATATTCAGGAGTAGAGCCTGAAGACGTTCTATATAGATATCCAGTAGTAAATTTCATACCGGGAAATATAAGGCCGTATAAATCACTGCCGGAGTTTTCAATATTAAAACGACCAGAGGTATTATCCAATGCAAGGCTGCACGTATTGGCGCCAGTTGCACCGAGCGGTACAGAGCTATCGTTATTTTCCCTGACTTTTGATACTTCCATGGTTGAAACATAAGAAGAAATATCTTCAGTCCATCTAGGAGCAAACTCTTCTATTCTAGCTGAATCATTGGCATATAAGGTAGAGGTAATAAAGAGTTGCATTGCTCTAATTTTTATAACAGGAATACTATAAAGGCCAGAAAGAGGATAGGTATAACTTCCGTTTCCAAGTGCAACAATTCCAGCAGATGCACTAGTTACAGCAGATGACCAAGTATATGTTACTTCCCCATCAGTACTATATTCATAGTACATCTGAAAACCGCTAATTGGTCCATAGTTTTTAGTGCTGTAGATATCAATATAATTAGCATTAATGGAATCAAATTTTAAATAGATACTTTGAGCTGAAGCAAAGTTGCCGGATACATCAGATTTAGCTTTTGACCACCATCCATATTCGTAATTAGTATCTACTAGTACTTCGTTGCGTTCAGTGAAGTAATAGTCTCCATCGGCTGTGATTACGTTACCAGCCTCATCTAGGGCATCCAACACAGCCCACTGAATAGTGTGTTCTGTTTGTCCATTTACTACCTGAAGTGGGTTATATATTTTATTTATAGCCTTATTGTCATTAGGCAAAGCAGAAGATTGAATTACAAGAGCCGCAGCCCTTAAGTCTACATTGGCATTATCAACAAAAAACTCACTTAACATAACTCCAGTAAGTTGATATCCACTAGTCAAATATCCAATGGAAATCGGCCACGAGTTATTTGTATTCATAGTATTGGCCATAACCGAACTAGAAACTGCAGTCGAATAATTGCCATCAATCATCAAATATATTCGATTATCTGAGCCAATAGTCATCAAGATATGGTGCCACGCTCCGGTGCTGATAGCAGCAGAGGTTGCAGTGCTAGTTACTGAGGAGCCGTAGACATTTGCTGTGACAGTTGCAGTCGCTCCAGACCTATTGATTCCCAGCATCCAAGATCTATTTGCGGCAGTGATAGTTCCATCACCCATGCCCGCAATTTCCTGATTGGCGGTGACGCTAGTGGCAATATAGACATAGCACCCTACGGTTAAATTATTGCCACTGAATATTGACACACCCCCTGACGCGTTGGTGGACGTAGGGTAGATACCAGATATATTTGAATATGGCGCAGTAGCATTAATAAACTTGATAGACCCATCGTCTATTCTGCCAGTTAGCGGAGCATAGGTCACACCGTCTAATGTTGGCATAAAGTTTACATTGGCAGTTCCAGTGTTTGTTATATATCCTGTCCTACCGTAGTTAGAATAATCTTTAATATTTTTATATAAATCAACAGAAGACCTTGCTGACACATTCAAAGAACCGCTCTTCCATCGCCTAGATACATCATCAAAAGACAGTGAAGATTGATATATAGCAACTTCGTCAATAAATCCTAGATATGAAGAGCCAGCCATACCTAACGAATAGGTAAGAAACTTAGTTGCTAAATATAAATTCCCACTAGCTACTTCAATAATGTTTCCATTCTGGACATTAGATGTACCAACTAATACATTGTTGATATACATCTTCAATTCTTTAGAATTGTAGGTAACAACAATATGGGACCAAGAACCGGCGCTAATTGGCGCACTGGACTTTATATCCATATATACGTTAATATTAGAAGACCCAGGAGGACTCATATTCCCCGAGTTATTCATTATGACAAAACGAGGATAGGCAGTTGAAGCAGCAGACGCTGACGGATTCTCCAAAAGCAATGACCACTCAGAAGTTTCCTGAATAGCGTTCTGAAACACAGACCTTAAGCCAGTCTTATATGCAACAACACTTCTTCCAGCAGGAATAAGAGTTGAACCATTATCCGGCTTTATCCAACACTCAAAACTTAGATTAGGATTATCAGCAATGCCCCACTTATTGTCAAGGTCAGGAGAGTTTGAACGAGCATATGCTGTACTGCCACCATAGTTAGTGAACTTAATAGATTTACTAATCTCACCGAGATTATCCTGAACGACTCCAGCAGACCCAGCTATGTAGTGTGAACCATCATTGCCATTAAGCAGCAATGGCATATATCCCATTTCATCCCTAATGAATGCTCCACTTGAAGATAGCATTCCAGAGGTGTTATTCATTCTCCAATGGGAAACTGGCTTAGGGCCAATATTCATATTTTGAGCAGAATCAAACGAGTCATTAAAGCGGAAGTATACTGCCGGGTCTAACGACTTAATATAGTCTACATAATCATCTGATGTAGAGTATGCCTCAACATTAGTTAAAGACCTGCCATTAACCCACTCAGCCTCAACATAAGGCAAGACATTGTGGGCACTGCCCTTGATGGCAGTATCTAGGGTTCCAGAAATACTCTGCATATTACTGTTCTTTCAATTCTAAGCTAACCTCATAAAAGATTGCATTAGATAGATAATCCCTGCGAATAATGTCTTCACTATAACTTTCTATCCAGACATTATAGGTTTGAGTTGTGCCTATCGGCGCACGAACAACTAGCGCAAGAACTGCCTGAGTATCAGATAATAACTTTAAAGTGTTGCGAGCTTCTTTCTTATCATATGTCTGAGTAGATAGGCTAGGAAGCTGAGTCCATTTAAGGCTGAAAGAATATTTAACTGCCTTAAAATATTTCTTTGTAAGCCCGCTGGCAAGTTCAACAGGAATTGAGCGCTCATCTCTCGCAGACGAGAAAGTGCGGCCCTGATCGGTAAGTTCATAGCCACCAAGACTAATTAGATTAGGCAATGCCATTAGATTCTACCGCTCCTTTGAGAATTATCTTGGTAAGACGTTACTTTCCTATTAATTGTACCATAAGCCTGCTGATTTTTTGGTGCAACTTTGACACCATATTCTTTCATCATTGACTCAAACCAGGCAGGCTCCCCAATGAAATTATCGACATAGATATTAGTTGCCGAAGCTTGCGGGGCTGATGGAGCAGAGTTATTAGTTATATTAACTGACATTCCAGAATAATCAGATGGAGCAGTCTTGGCAGAGTTGAAACTCTTTACAAATTCAGACATACCCTGAGGAAGAGGAATAACTGCTTCATCATATCGACCCTCGCCAATTTGAGCAAGCATTCCACCCATCTGACGCTTAACAAGACCTCCAGAAGCCATCTTGAATGGAGCAATGTTATTAATTATTTGCTCAATTGGCCCATGATGGTCATTTGCTCCACCTTGTTCATCGGTCCAACCGTTTACAGCATCAGCCCATTTTCCTACTTTTTTCCAGTTTTCCCATAAACCTGCAAATTGGCGATTAAAGGCAGAGAATATATTTGCATTTACATCGAGTCCATTGCCAAGAACATCGTTAATAATAGACTCAAAGCCACTCTTGAGGCCGCCCTGATTTTGCATGTCCCATGAAATAAGAAGGGTAACAGTTCTACGAATGCGGTTATAAGAATCCAGCAAGTCGTTTACGGCGTTCTTGAAATTAAGCTTGCTCGAAGGGGACTCAATCCCCATAGCGATACCATCAACAAAAGGCTTGCCAATCTCATCGGCAGCAACCCTAGATGGTGACTCAATCTTTAGAGATTTTTTACCATGATCTAACATCTCACTAGTTAAATCACCAACAGCTTTTTTAGGCTTTCCCTTATTTTCCTTAACACCATCTTCTACGCCATCAGCATATCCTTTTCCAACTTTTTTTCCATGCTTGTTGGCTTTGTCCGTATTTTTCTTTTCATCACCGAGAACCTCCTTGGTGCCCTTTGTTTTATCGGACTCAGCGGCCCCAGTGGTAGATTCTTTTTCCTCTTTTGCTGGTTTAGATTTGACAATTTGACCTTTATCGTCAATCCAAAATTTATATTTGTTTCCAGCCAGATCGTCGTATATACCATCATACTCAGAATCACCGGCTTTCCAGTTTTTACGCATTTTTACAACTGCCTCACCTACATTGGCTTTAATCCACTTCAGGTTTTTATTTAGCGCATCTGTACCGGATTTCGTCAGATTCCTCTTGTCGCGACCCATATTTTTAAAACCTTTTCCAGTTACAATGCCATCACTGTCTGTTATCGGAGTAGCTCCTTCATCTACAACTACATTGCCCTTTTTGTCAAAATGAGTTCCAGCAATACCGCCAGCGCCAGTTTTTGGCAGCACTGTTTTAGCTATAAATTCTTTTAAACCGTTATTGCCTGTGAATCCATTGTTTTTTTGCCATTTTCTAAATTTATTTAAATCTTTAACATCTTGAGCAGACTGAAAATTCCCACGAAAAAGTCTATGATATTTAGATAATTCATCTTCCATAATTGCTCTACCATAGATAGAAGTATTAGCTATTTTTGTCACCAGGTCCGCACCAGCTTTAGCATTTGATGTCTTTACAGATTCGACTTTTTGCTCAGGAGTCTGGAACTCACGGAGTCCCGCTTCATTAAAGCCTAGCGCGCCAGGAGAACTGACATTTTTTTTACGATTGGCAACTCTTCCACTAAACATATCAAATAATTTTTGCTCTTTCAAGTATGCAACAAATTGCTTATCTTTTAATAAGGTTTTCCAAACATCTGGATTATAGTCAGCTTTATATAGAAAATCTAACATCTGTCCAAACTTTGGAATGTTAGATTTTCTATATAGATATTTCCCACCAGCTTGTGCCCATTTTCCATCACTTACGGTTACTGCCTTTGGTACCTTATCCCCGCTAGCTGGATCTTTGGGCGTGCTATCTGGGTTTGTATCTCCAGTATCTGTATTGTCTTCAGGAGTAGAATCAGGGTTTAGAGAACTTTCATCAATGCCAGACTTAGCGCTATCGGCCATAGACTTAACAATATTCTTAATGTCAATCTCAGCAAGTTTAGATATCCAAGAATATATTCCAGTATAAGCCCATTCACCGCTCCAGAAAGACTCGTTGTTCATATCAACCTTAACTTGAGCAATAGCAAGTTTAAACATATCAAGGCCATTAGTCCAGGCACCAGCAATAAGTGGCATTCCATAGTTAGTTAAAGTAGCATTAATCTGATCCATCATAGCAACCCACTCCGCATCATTTTTGGGAGTGTACTTGGTGATAAGATCTATCTGCTCTTTAAGCGCTTTCTCTTGTATCGCCTTTAAGTCTTCAGCCGCTTTTTTGGCATCTGCAATTTTCTGTCTCTGCAAGTCGCGAGTTGCCTTAAGAAGCACTCCCCCACGCGCCTTGTCAATATCAGTAATTGCCTTCACATTGCCCTTATCATTTTCAGCAAAAGTTAAGTCTAAGTTTCTAGCATCATCAATACGGCCCTCATAAATCGCAAGGCTTCTATCTCTACGATAATTTTCCTGGTCTAAAGAACGCTTATTCAGCGCTTCACGACGGCTCTGAACGTACTCCTGAGTAGCAAGAAGTTCTGCTTCTTTTTTCTCAACCTCGTCCATTGCTTTAATCTGGTCATCAAAGACTTGAAGTCGTTTCTTCCAAACTTCATCAAACTCTTTACTAATCATATCTTTTAATGAAGAAATAAAGTCATTGAGTTTTGCCTGAAGCGCCGACAAAAAATTATCATAAGGATTCTTACCGCCAGAACCAGAACTACTATCCAACGAATCTTTAGGTTTAGGAACTAAGACCTCAGATGGTCTAATTTCTTTTGTTTTATTTACAAAAGTAGTTTTTACTTCAACGGGCTTTCTCTTAGTTAATTTATCTAAACCTGCTCTAATGCTCTTAGTAATATCAAGTTTATCCGCAAAATCATTTACTTGCTTTTGAATTCCCTTGGCACCCAAAAGACCCGCAAGCCAACCGACACCTTTTGCTATCACCTTTACAATGGACTCAAATGACTTAGTAAAAGGTTGCATCAGATCGACCATAAACATTATTACGCTAGCAAAAGCCCTGCCTAGATATCCTAATGCTTCTTTCCAGTCTCCGTGAAATACTGCCATTAAAGCTTGGAAGATATTGATAATTACTTTAAAAGCATCAGCGATAGGATCGAACGCCATCTTGAGGCCAGGAGCTAATTTGGTTATAATCCAAGCAAATGCTTTAATAACCCAAGCAATAGCAGAAGCCACCCCGCCAATAATCTGACCGATACCCTCCCATACGCTAGCAGTCTTCTTGCCACCCTCGGCGCCTGCGCTAACAGTCTTAAAACTATCTTTAAATACCCCGACAATTACCCCAACAGCGTCACCAACAGCGCTAAAAGCTTTCTTAATGCTATTAATTCCGCCGGACATTCCCTTGGAAATCTCTTTCCAATGCTTGGCTAAAGTAACTACAATAGCAATCACAGCAGCAATAGCGGCAATAATAAGAGCAATAGGACCTAGCATGGATGCAAACCCAGCCCCTCCAGCCACTACGCCTCCCTCAGCAGCCGCAACGCCAGCCCCAGCCGCTCCAGCCCCCCCCGCACCAGCCGCAGCCGCTCCAGCCCCAAGCCCAGGAATAAGTCCCTTGCCTACTTTAAGAACCTTCGATCCAACGCCTTTAAGCAGCCCACCAGTTCTTCCAAGAAGACCTACTTTAGCAATAGGAGCGACGGCTGTAGAATTGGCTGCCGCTTGCACCCCAGCGGCCTCAACAAGTAATGCTATTTCTGCCGCTAAAGTCTCATTATATAGTAGCGTAGATGCAGCAAGGGCATCCGTTGCGCTAACGCCCTTCGCCAATTCCCCGTTGTACAATACCATAGCCTCAGTTAGAGCATTTTTTTCAGCCTCAGCTAAACCATCCGCAACAACTTGCAGGTCAGTTGCATCAGCATTAGCAAGCCTTGCAACCGTATCCGCAGCCATCTGATCTGTATTTATTGCTTGCCCAAGAAAAAGTTGCTCTTTCATCAATGCCAAATCTTCAGTGCTAACAGCAAGAGAATTAGTGGCGTCGGCCTCTACAAGAGTTGCCGTAGTCACTCTGGCTGATGCATCTAATACGTTAGCATCGTGAGCTGACCTCAGGCCAGATGCAATATTCTCTGCATCAATAGAATCAGTTTTTGCAATATTTGCCGCAGTCTGAGCATCTGTGCTTGCAACTCGCAAGTCATCAATAACTATACCTTTCTCATTAACGGCGTTCTGAGCATTCGTGGCAGCAGTTAGAGTAGATGTTTCTTTTCTTTCGGCTGCCTTGGCTATAGTTACCTCTTCAGACGCAGCAATAGATGCATTCTTAGAAACGAGACTCGCATTCTCAGCAGCAGCATCTGCATTAATAGATGCGGTTAAAGCATCTGTTTCTGCCCTTTCAGCCGCTATTGTTTCCGCCTTTAATTTGTTAAGTCTAGTTACGCTGCTTGGGTGCCCCACCATAGTAGGAGAATTTGCTATCTGAGTCTCAACAATGCTTGCTTGAGCCTTCTCTGCCGCTCTCGCTTGACGCAAACTTTCTTTTGAATGCCTAACTAGGGTTTTGGCTGCTATTTTTTCTTGTATTGCCTCAGTTTCTATAGCAGACGCAGCAATTTTGGCATCATTTGCAATTTGCAGATTGGTTCTTGCCGTATCTGCAGCAGAGGCTGCATCTTTGTGCGCTTTCAATGCATCTGTAGATGCTGTTTGTGCTAATGTATACGATCTTTCCTTAACAGCTAACTGATTGTGTAGTTTAGTCGCAGCAGTTTGAGTCCGAGTAGCTTCAGCATCAGCAAGTTTAGCGGCTGTTTCCGCATCTTTAACAGGTTGACCGACAACTAAAGCATTTTTATATTCTTTATTGGCTAACGTAAGTTCTTCTTGAGCAAGGGCTTGCTTTTGCATTAAATCTTCATTTATTGCCTGAAGTGGTGCAACTTTCGCAGCAGCTGCTTCTTGTTCTCTAGTCCATATTTCGGTGGCAAGAATCTTTGCGGCATTATACTGCAAGAAACTTTCAGCCTCAGCTGCAGTCATAGCCTCAGTTACGCCCATAGCCGCATTAACTACGGACTGGGAAGTAATCATTTCTTCATCAGCTAGGACAGAACCTTTTTTAATTCCTATGAGGTTGGAAAGTCTTTGAGATAAGCTAGTAGAACTCTTTCCCAGATAGAAGAAACTGTCGCCAACCATGCCAACACTTCTAGTCATTCCAGTTAAATTATATTCAGCAACTAGCGCCTCTTTGGTTACCATCTGAAGCCCGGGCAGAACTGAAGTCATAGCCCTAAATAATACGCCGAAAACGCTGCCTGCGAGTCCACCAAGATATAGCAGAGGTCCAAGCGCAGCCAATCCAACCATCAAGCTGCCTAGAAATATTCTAACTCCTGCACTCATTTTTTCAAACTTTTCAAAAACAGATAAAAGAACTTGACCTATCTTGAGCAAAGCAGGGAACATAGATTGACCCAAGCTTGCTCCAACCATCTTAAAGGTTTCACTCATGATACGCATCTTCGCTTCAGGAGATTTTAGTTTAATTTCAATTTCTCTACCGGACATTTTACGATATTCGGTAGCCAACTCTTTCATGCCTTTAGTCGAGACGTCTACCATAGCGGAGCTAGCAATAAGAGCTCGACCGAAACCGTTAGTCATATTTCCAGAAGCTAAAATTTCAGTACGATATTTTATTAAAACCTGAGCCATATCTTGAAAACTTGACTTGTTAACATCAAGATTCAAATCTTGCATCATTTTTGCCGCTGCGGGCAATTTTGTCATCAAAGTAGCGACAGCTTCTCTAATTTGAATATTTCCTTCATTAAGGGAAGCAGCCATTGGCTGGAAAGTTTTAATCTGCCTGCGCTGAACTACCTCAGCAATTACCTTATTAGCCTCAGCCTCATTGTTCTTAGTGCCAGCTGCGCCTCCCGCAACTCCACGAATTCTTAGCTCTTCATAGTCTTGAGATATTTTCATTATCTTGGAAAGACCATCACCAGTGTTCTGAATAGCCGCTAAAGCACCTTTTCCAAAGGCTTTATCATAAACTTCCCCAGCTTTTTTAGTTGGAGCAACAATGCGAGCAAGAACAAAACTCAAACCAGTAGCGGCAGTTTCTAGAGGAAGACCCTTGTCGATAATACCAGTAAGAACTGAAGCTAACTCGGCAGCATTCAATCCAAACAATTTTGCGGCACCAGCAGCAACAGGCATTGCTGTAGCCAACTGGCTTAAGTTAATAACAGTCTTGTTTTCAATCTGGTTTAACTGGTCAATGATAAAGTTAGTACCTTTAAGTTGATCGTTGAAAGTTTTAATTGCAGGGTTGGATGCAACGAACACTTTCATAGTGTTGCGATAGAAATCTGTAGCAGTCCTAAGGCCAACGTCACCTAGAGCAGCAACATACTGAATGTTCTTACCTAGACGAATGGCCTCAGAACTAACTCCACCAATGCCATAACCCATAGACACAAGGTCACCAGTTAGAGTAGCTGCAGCTTTTTGGCTTGTACCAAAAGTCCTAACCTGGTCTGCGATACCCTTTTCAATATATCCATGAAATTTCTTGAAAAGATCTCTGCCTCCAACCTTTTCAATTCTAGTCATTTCCTTGTTTACTTGCAAGAACATACTAGTTGCGGCTTTAATGCCCATCAACAAAGGAATAGTAAAACCAGTCATCATCTGACGTCCAGTCCACTGCATATTCTTACCCATAGAAGTGATTTGCATTCCTACACCAGAAAGGGTATTCCTGAGAGCCCCCCACTTCATCGAAGCCATCTCGCCAGAAGTTAAAGCCTGCCTGAATGTAGCCTGAGTTCCGGCTGCAATCTGACCCATGTTGGTGGAATCGATTCTTCCGATTGGCATGATAGAACCACCAGCAGGACCATTCATTGGCATACGAGCCTGCGTTGCGCCAGCATTTATCTGACTGCGATAAGTTGCGGCAAGATTATTCAGGTAACGACTTTGATTAGCAACCCCTGCCATTCCAGGGGAAGCATTTCTACCAAAAGCCTGTGCCCCCATACTGCGAGACATTTGTGTATAAGCAGCAGCCTGCTGTCTAAGCATTGCAGTGGTAGTTCTAGAAGCTGCCTGTTGCGCACTCTGACCTGTAACTCCAGCTGCACTTGCTGCAGCGGCTGCTTCTCCAAGAGAAGTAAAAGACGTTGCGGCAAGAGTAGCCATAGCACTCATCTGCTTCGCTACATTAGTGAATGTTTGACCAAAAGACTGAACGCCTTTAGTCATGGCAGTAAGTTGACTTATATTTGCTTGGATACCAACATAAATATTTGCCATATTAATCTATTGTCTCATATCCCATATTAATAGGCAAGAAACCAAGATCATTTGAGCTATTAATATCGTACCCGCTGGTATCGAGACTAGAATCAGAGTCATCAGACATATCAGCTCCCATAGCGGCAGCGACAGTCTTCATAAGTCTATTTTGTCTCTCGATAGCGCTCGCATATAACTCCATCAACTCTTCCATGGTTAGACAATCTTCTAAGTCCATGAAATTCTTCCAAGCGCCGCACTCGGAGAATACTTCTTTTTCGTAGGTAAGGAGGGGGAGGTCATCGAAGTGAATTCCTTCACCAGATGACGACCCCCCCTCCGTTACTCGTTTGGGTCTACGCCCATAGCGGCGT